GGAAGAACAGGAGTAGGAGCTGTAAATCCTTGACGATATTTCAGTAATGCACCAGGCGAAGATGAATACTGTTCCCATTCTTCTTCTGGGACAGAACCTTCTTCGTACATCCATCTTAGATTAGATGCTAGGTTTGCATTATGTAACATAATCTGATGAGCTTTATTTATTTCTTGTTGTTTTCCAATCAAAGGAACAACTGCACTCATTGGATATGGAGTTCCACTATACATATAAGAAATTGGTATAATAGGATACTCTTTAATTCCGGGTATTACATATTCATATAAGAATACATCATCACCAACTGTACAAGTTAATACGATTCTATTCTCATGAAACTTTATTGCATCAACGATATTCTTTTTTGCATCACTCTTAATCAATAATTGATAATCAGATTCACTCATTATTTGCTGAGTAATTGTAGTCGCAGCTTCTTGAGCTTCTGACATCAATTGAATCCTTTGTTCCTCTATTGCCTGAGCAGCCATCTTTTGAGCTTTCTCTAATTCTAACTTTGCTCTCTCAGGTATCATTTCTCCAGCTTCTACTGATTGTTGTAATTGTAATTCTTTTTCAATTATTCCTACCTCAACTTCTTTTTGAAACTCTTGAAGTTTTTCTTCTACTTGTTGTTTTATTAAATCTAATTCAGCAGGACTAGGTTTTACTCTTATATATACATTACGATAAGGAAATTTTTTCTTAGAATATGTTTCATAGTATGCTACAATATCATCATCTTCAGCTTCAAGATTAACTCCCATAGTAATATCTTCTGGTTGAATCGTATATGATTCTTCTGTATCTCTTTGTGAATAAGATACAACTTCATTACTACGAGAAACTTTTTTAATCTTAACTGCATGTTCTGGTAACATATTTATTAAACTAGAACGAGAAAGATTCTTTCTAATTGTTATAAATGTAGCATCTCTAAATAGAAAATCTCTACTTGCAGGGTCTACATAAACATCATAAGGGTCAATTCTCTTAAAGACCACTTCTCCTAATCCATTGTCTTCATCTCTATCTACATCTACTAGAAAGTATCCAATACCTTTTGTAAGACTATCTAATACTACTTGACTATATAATGATTTACCATTTGATAAATACCAACAATAATCTGCTATATCAGAATGGACTTGAGCCGATTCTACATCATCGCCAGTAGCTCCTACAGCTTTCCATCTTGGATTATTAGCCGTAACAAAGTATTTCATAATTTCTACAATAGGAGTTACCCTATTAATAGTGAATGTTGGCATGCCAGCTTCTTCTAAAGAATCAACCTCTGCTTTTGATAATTGTTCATTTAAATAAAAATCAAAACCTTTCTGACTAAGTGTTTGCCATCTTTGTCTATGACTGTTATTTGCTCTCTCCCAAAGTTGTTTATTGGTTTGAGCTCTTTTCTTATTTGTCATTCTTGCCATAATTACCTCTGTGTATCTCTTGCATATCTTTTTATCCAATCAGTAACATCTGTTGGTTTACCTAAAATAGGTTCAAGAAAATTCTCAGTATAATCATAATGTTGTCTTGGGTCTCTAGGAAACCGAACATCTTCATATACTTTTATTCTTTTTACATCTGAAAGAGGAAGACCTCTCTCAAATATTGTATGGAGTTTACTTCCCATTCTCTTTACTGGCCTACCATATGCATCTGTATAAAGAAGTTGTTCAACTCCAAAATGTGGGTAATCACTTGGGTCAAATCCTCGCATCCCTGCAGCGTGCTTTCTTATCGCATCAACTGTTGTTTGAACTTCCCATAAAGCTCTGTCCCTTCCAAAGTGACCACTACTTAATCTTTGAATACCAATATCTCTTGGATAACTTGCAGGCTCAGCTTTTGCAAGAGCTGACCAATATGGGTTATCTGTTCCTTTTGCAAAACCTTTATACTCTCCCCCTCCCTGCATAACAGCCCCTAATCCTTCTTTACGACCAACAATATCTTTTGGTCTTAAACCTAATCCAGTTCCTCTCCAAACAGGCATCATCGTTCCCAACATAGGAGTAGTCGCTAATAAAGATAATGCAGCATCTCCTTTTTTACCTTTTAATCCATATAAAACTGCATTAATGAAATCTGCAGGTTCTCCAGCTAATGGAATAGTTCCAAGTAAATCTAAAGCTCCATGTACTCCAAGTTCTTTTTTTGGTTGTTCTTTAGCCCATTTTCTATGTTCTTGGGCTGTCATTTCTTCTCCTAAAAGAGTTCTTGTAATATACTCATACAAACTTTTATTTTTCTTTTTCTGTTCTTTAGGAGGCATTTACTATCTTAACCACTTCTTTACAACTTCAACGAAATGCTCTGGGTCACCCTTCCCTAACTCGCTATTGTAGTATTTTTTCCAATAATCTGCTTGACCTTCTATACTACTAGGCATTTTCTTAGGAACTCTCCAATACTTTAAACGACAATGGATAATCCCAGATGCTATATTCTTTTCTAATATATCTGCCCATACTTTTTCATCATAATTTTGCCAATGTTTAATATCTACCATACTTGCATCAGCACATTTTCTCATTAATTCTGGTCTATGCTTAAGATAGTGAGCTAGATTATCTACACAGGTTGCGGGCTCTACTTGCCAGAAACTTCTAGCGGGGCCGTCTCCCATTTGTCTAATATACTCATATCGTGATTCAACGATTCCAGTAGCAAGTACTAAGTCAACTGCACTTTCACTTGCAAACTTATCTCCCATCTTTTCACAAGTATCAGATATTAATGAACGCATTTGTTTTACACTAATCATATTAAGCCACTATCCAACTTTTTGCCTTCTTCTTTGGTTTGAACCATATTTTTTTCTCCTTATCTTTCTTCATATTTGGCGGAAACGAATGTACTTGAGAGTAATAAAGGCTCTCTATTGTATCGTCATGAGCCATTTTGGGGCCAAAGGTAATGATTTCGTTAATCAAATCAAACATATTTTTCCTTAAAAAGACCGTTCCTGTACTAAAACGGGCTGAAAGACCACTATAAATGCGGTTACGTTTGTTAGTTCCACCTGGTTTCTCTGGAATTACTGATATATCAAACCTATTTAATCGTCTTCTTTCATCATTTAAGGCTTGGAATATAGACCTATTCATAGCAACGTCTTCAACAGTAGAGGATATACAATTATATTTTTGATGTAATTCTAGTATATAATCTACTACACCCTTCTTTCCTATAAGTTCCCCTGTGTCTGGAGATTTACTTCCAATAGTAGGTACACTTCTATGTCTTTCATATTCTAATACATATAATTCATTATTTGCGTCAATAGCAATTACCATTATTACTGAGAAGTCAGCATGCTTAGTATCTATATCTGTCGCTGGGTCACATCCTATAAATGTATTAACAGGAGTATCTTCTCCATCTTTAACAATATAACTTACTCCATCCTCATATTTATAATATCCATCCCAATATCTTGTGTGTTGTCTTGTCCATACTGCATCTTCATCACTCATTACTTCCATCATATATTCTTGGAAAAACTTTTGAGGTTGTCCAGAATCTTGATAGAATTTCTTTTTTTCTTTTAATTTCTTTTTACTAAAGAATGAAGGCCATAAAGTGGAATCATCATCAGTAATAGCTTTATATGTAATTACATTCCAAGCAAAATCTTTATTTTCTTTTTTAGCTTTCGCATGACTTGTAAGAAGATTGTTAATAAAGGAATCATAATGTACGGGAGTACCATTAACACGCAACCGACCAGTATGAGGCTCAAGCGCGGGATAAACAACAGCAGTGACAAGGTTCGCATTTTTATCTCTTGCTTCTCTTGTAATTGTATTTGCTTCATGTTCAAAGTCATCCAATACTATCAAATCATATCTTTTATGTAGTTTTGCTCCACCACGAATACCAGATACATTTGATTTACTAATCAATTTACATCCATTTGTCAATTCTACATCTTCCTCTGTCCACTTAGACCCTCTCATATTCCCAAAATAATACTTTATTTTATCGTTAAATTCAATATGATGTTTAATATAATCCATATTTCCTACTGATAACTTCTGAGTAGCTGACACCCATGCATAGAATAAGAAATCATCTTTTGGACAAAAAAGAAAATCTTTTAATATTGATGCTTTAGTAAGTACGGTCTTACCATGACCTCTAGGAATAATAATTGCTACTTGTTTTACTTCCTTGTCATCTATAACATCAGCAATCTCATAATGAAAGAAAGGAGTCTCACTACGCATAAAATCATCTGATAAAAATAATTTGCCAAATGATATCAAGTCTTTATTTGCAAGTCTTAAAGCTTCTTCAGCTTCACTTACATTCTGACTATTTATATTCAAATTATTTTACCAATGTTTTGCTTTTATTTTTTCACCAAGAAAATCTTTTGATGGCTTTTTAAATTCTTGAGCCTGAGCTCTATACTTAGCTGGGTCATATTTCTTTTTTGCAACTCTATATTCAGTAACCATATCTAATATTTGTTCTGTTGAATATCCAGCTCTATCTTTTAAATCTTTAAATGCTCTAATATTTCTAGTAGACAAAATATTTTTATCTCCCAATGATGAAATTTCTTCTATCCTTGCTTCAACCTCTATAGGTCTCTGAAAATACTCTTTATTAGATACAGAACCATGAGTTGGAACATCCCATTCTGTATATCCCTTATACCATTTAATATATTTATTAGCATATTTCTCACCATGTTTTTTTTCAACTTTTTTAAAAACTTTGTAAGGATGCTCTGGGAGTCCTTGTTTATTAATATATTCAAGAGGAACAGCAGGATAAGGATTTTTAGGTTTTGGTATCTTTATTAATGTACGATATGGATTATACCAATCAGCTGAATACCCATATTCACTAGGACTATGAAGACGGCTCCTCATTCCCGCGTCTACTTCTGCCCTTGCCATTCCTTCTACGTTCTGCATATAATGACGAGATTCATGTCGCACAGTAGATTCTGCCCATTCTTTTGACCTAAGAATATCTGGCTTTCGTATCCTTTTTCCAATATTAGGACTAAGTAAAGAAAATAATGTTCTTTCTGCAAGCTCAATTGATTGTTCATCCCATAATGGTTCTTGGTTAGGATATAATTCATAATGTCTTCTAGTTCTCCCAGCTTTTGGCAGATACCTACCAGCAAACTGTTTTGCCAAAGGGTCATCAGGTCTTATAAACCTAACTTCTTTAGAATAATCAATATCAGAAAACATAGGGTCTTTTGATGCAGATTCCATTCCTTTTTTATAAGCTCGTCTTGATAAATATCCTCCACCTTCAATATTAACAGCTTTGGCTGCTTTAGTCCCATATCTTGCAGCTACAACACTTCCAGCAATAGCTAATCTAGGGTCTACTCCTTCTGCGTGAGCCAATCCAGTTGCTAAAGTTTCAAAAGCTAAATCCAAAGGACTTATAGGCATAAGAGGGGTAATTCCTCCACCTTGAGGCATTTCTGCTAATTTTTTTCTTAATTGCATTGCTCCAACAATGCTACTACCTTCTTCTCCCGGAATTTTCCCAGCACGCATTAAATCTAATTCCATTCCTTTTAGGATGTTTTCTACGTTAAACTTCTGGGTTTTCTTTTTCTTTTTCTTTTTTGGTGGCATCTAAAAACTTTTCGAATTTCTTTTCATGCTTGTTCATTTCAACATAGAGTTGAAAAACTTTCTCTAAATTTAACAATCTTTGCGACAACATTGAAACAACTATTCTTGTGCTCTCGATTTCTCTC